GCCAGGGCGGCGATCGGCGCGTCGCCGACCTGGTCGTGGTGTTTGCGCACCGCGCTCGAAGAATAATGTTCTGCAAAAAAGAGGCCGAAATGACAAAAACTGCAAAATCATCTGTCCCGTCCGTCCCATCTGTCTCGCCCACGAAGCGCAAGTCGACCGTCACCGTGATCTATCGGCCGATCGAATATCCTGACGGCACAACGGATCCGGCCATCACCAAATGGAACGGAATCACGTTCCGGGCGAACGTTCCGGTAGAGCTCGACCCGACCGACAAAGCGCACTGCATCATTCAATTGTTGCCGGTCGAAATCCCCGGCCAGAACGGCGAGACGCTGACGAAGCACAAGGAAAAGCCCGTGTTTATGGGCGACCTGGCGCGCGAGAATCCGAGCTTCGAAGTCGACGGCAAGCGCGCCCGGCGCAAGATCAACACCCGCGTGGTCCCGCCCGCCGGCGCCGAATGGGCCGAGAAAAACGAGGGCGAGATTTCGTATTCCGACACGATCGATACAAGCGTGGCGGCCTGATAGATGGCCATCGCCGGGCGCTTTCGGACTCAGACGGATCTGATCACCGAAGCGCTCGCAAATCTTGGCGTGCTCGCGCCCGGCCAGGCCGTCGACGTCGAGGATCAAAGTTACGTCGCCTCAAAGCTCGACTCGATCCTTCGGACTTTGATGTTTCTCGATATCTGCTTTGTGCCCGATCCGAACAGCATTCCCGGCGAATGGTTCGCCCCGCTCGCCGACATCGTCGCCGGCGAGTGCGCCACGAAGTTCGGAGCGAACACGGAAGACTATCAGCGGCTCAAGCAACAGGGGCTAGGCATTCCGCCAGGCAGCGGCGCCGGCGCCATGGCTCTCAAGCAAATCACGCGCGGGCGGCCGACTTATGAGCGGCTAAGGGTCGAATACTTCTGAGGCTTCATCGCTGCGGATGTAGGGCTCGAAATCGCCGCGCCTGATACTCTTTGCGATTTGCGTTTCGATCATCAGCTTGGCGGTTGCCTGTTCATCCGGCAACAGCGGCCCGTTGGCCTTTGCCCACTCGGCGCTGCGCTCAATGCGATCGGTCAAATGATCCAAGTCGTCGATCAGCATCCAACCATCAACGATTTCCCGAAAGCCGTCTCGCAAATCAACCATGCGCGGTCCCATCGATATCCCTTTCCCGCTCTCTACCTTTCCGGGATCGACACCGCAAGAGTCTGCCGGCCGGCTCATTAACTGCCATGCCGAGCCCTTGGGGCCGAGCGGTCCTGCACGGGCCGCCTATCATCGCTCGCCCGGCCTTTCCCAGCATGCCACCACCGCACAATCGGGCTACCGCGGCGGCCTCATCGTCAATAACCTGGCCTATGAGGCCTGGTCCGGGAATATCTCGACCGTTGACGTGAATGGCGTCGTGACGTCGATCGGCTCGTTACCGGGCACGCTCAAGATCTCGATTGCGAGGAATCAGAAGGCCTCGCCCGATGTCATCGCGGTCGATATCAGTAACGGCGCCTTCATCGTCACCGCGCCAGGCCCGCCGGCATCGCTCACACTTGCTTCCGGCCAACCGGCGCCGAATAGCATCTGTTTTCAAGATAGCTTCTTTTTTTTCGGGGCGGCGAATAACACCGTTTACGCCTCGGGCGTCAACTCCACCACGATCAACTCGCAAACCTTCATCACGCTGCAAGCAAAATCCGATGTCGTCGGGCAGCGCGTTATCGCCTTCTCAGGCCTTCTGTTCGGCTTCACGAGCGGCCATTGCGAGGTGTGGCAGGACACGGCCCAACAGTTTCCGGCCTTCCCATATTCGCGCCTCGTCGTCATCAATTGGGGCCTGTTGCAGCCGAATGCGATCGCCGGGTTTGAAACCGGCTTCGATGATCTTTTGTGGGTCGCTCAGGACTTCGGCGTTTATCGCCTGCCCTATGGCTCATTGAGCCCGACGAAAGTCTCTCCCCCGGATCTCGACAGGCTCATTGAGGCGCAGAACAAGGCCGGCAACGTCCTTGAAGCGTCCTGCTATGCCTTCGCCGGCAAGAAATTTTGGGCGCTATCCTCCCCCGCCTGGACCTGGGAAGCCAACCTCGGCGCGCTCGGCCCCGGTAGCGGTTGGAACGAGCGGGAATCGCTTAACGCCGCGCTCGGCCTGCAAGGGCGTTGGCGCGCCACCGGCGGGCACCTCGCCTTCAACAAGTGGCTTTGCGGCGATACGCAGTCGGGCGCGCTCGCCTTTATCGACGATGCGGTGATTACCGAGCTCGGCGCCCCGCAATTGCGGCGCATTGAGTCTTCGCCGGTGACCGGCTTCCCGAATCGCCAGCGGGTCGCGCGGGCGGATTTCTCATACTCGGCCGGCGCCGGCCTCGCGGCGCGATCCCTTGTGATGACCGTGACGGGCGCCGCGGCCGGGACGGGCGGCGTCGTGCGCCTGGCGGTCAACTCCACGGTCACGGTGCAGACCAACGACACGGTCATTGTCGCCAACGTGGGCGGCACTATCGAGGCCAACGGCACTTTCCTTTGCACCGTGATCGATGCAACGCATATCGAGCTGCAGGGCACGGTATTCGTCCACGCCTACACCTCGGGCGGCACCGCGACCGACGTGACGACGCCACCGAACGTGCAGAATCCTTCCGTTGCGGTTTCGTGGTCGGACGACAACGGGGTGACCTGGAAAAACCCCATCGTTCGCTCGCTTGGCCTGCAAGGCAAGTCGTTGCGCACGCGCATAAGCGTCAAAAACACCGGGATCTCCGGGCCGCAGGCGCGGCGCTGGCGCCTCGATGACACCGATTGTGCGGCGCCATTCATGAGCGCAACGCAAGACGACGATCCGAAAGAGAAATAAATGGCCGCGGTCCAAGGCGCACAAGGCCCATTACCGCCGCCGAGCGTTAGGTGGATCGATCAGCCGGGCACGCCGTCGCTTGCCTTCCGCATATATTTCCTGGCGCTCGATGCTGTGGTGCGCTTCCTGATCGGGCTTGTGTCGAGCCCCGGAACGGCGGTGCCGCTGATCGCCGTTGCGGCGCCAACGAACGCCAACGCCGCCGCCGCCGGCGTCGCCCTCGGCCAGCTCTATCGAGACACGGCCGACCCTTGCAAAGTCTACATCCGCACGGTGTGAATCGATGGGCTTTTTCGACATTTTCTCGACAGACGATCAGCAAAAGGCCGCCCAAGACGAAATCAATGCGCTTAACCGGGGCTATGGCCAACTTTCCGACCTGTTCGGCCAGGGCCGCCAGGCGCTCGGGACAAACTACGCGGCCGGGCTTCAACCATTCACGCAGAATTTCGGCACCGCCACCGCCGGCACCGACCAACTTAAGAAGCTTCTAGGGCTTGATCCGAGCGCCGATATCACATCGACGCTTCGCAATCTGCCGGGCTATCAATTCGCACTCGACCAGGGAAATCAGAACGTATTGCGCAACCGGGCCGCCACCGGGCAGCTCAACTCGGGCGGCACCAATGTTGACTTGTTGAAGCTCGGGCAAGGCCTCGCCGATCAGAATTATTTTAACTATGCGAGTCAATTACAGCCCTTCCTCGGCGCCGCGAATTCGGCCGCCGGCGGCATTGCCGGCGTCAAGACCGGGCTCGGCAACCAGCTTAACAACAGCTTCATGACGCAAGGTAACGCGGCCTATGGCACCGCAGCGGGCCAGGGCAACGCGCAGGCGCAGGCCGACCTTGCCGGGCTCACGCAGTCGGGCAATATCATCGGCGCCGGCCTCGGGATCCTTGGCGCGGGCTTTGGCTTCTCGGATGAGCGCCTGAAAGACGAAGTCGAGCCCGTGGGCGAGCTGTACGACGGGCAAACCGTCTACCGCTATCGCTTCAAGGGATCGCCCGCTCACGAGCTCGGCTTGATTGCGCAAGAGGTGCAAGACAGAGATCCCGGCGCCGTCAATGACAACCACCTCGGCACCGGATTTAAGGCCGTTCACTATAAGCGCGCGACCAGCATGGCGGCCGAGCTCGGCAAGCACTTGAAGGCGGCGTGATATGGCGGCCTATGACAACGTAAGCCTTCCAGCGCCGCCGAACATCGCGACCGCGGGCAACTATGCCCAAATGCTCATGCAGGGCTTGCAGGACTTGCCCAAGCAATACTGGCAAGGCCAACAGCAGCAATACGAGCAGCGCCAACGCGACCTATTCAACGATCCCAATAATCGCACATTGCTAGACACGGCGATGAAGTCGGGCGATTTTTCGCCCCTGTTGTCGAAGCTGATTCAGGCCGGCGGCGCCTCGACCGCAAGCGGGCTTATTCCATCCCTAATGAGCATTCGAGCCGGGCAGGATGTTTCGGGCGCGATCACCGGCGGCGGCCAGCAGCCCCCCAACGTCGGCCCGGCGTCTTCCGTCCACGCGAGCCCCGAGAGCATCACAGGCCCGCAGCGAGGTGGGCAAGCAACATCCCCGCGGATGCCCTATACGCCCGTCAACGCGACGGGCGACACCGATACGGCCGGCGGCGACACGGTGCGCACACTTTCCGCCGGCATAGGCGGCGGCAACCGCGACATGCCGCAAGCGATAATGGCGAATCTCGCCGCCTCGCTCGGCATCGGCCCCGATGATCCAATCCCGGCGGGCCAACTCGCCAATGCAAAATCGCGCATCGGTAATTGGTTTTCGCGACAAGGCTCGACGCAATCGCCGGCGCCGACCGCGCCGCTTGCGCCAGGCGGCGGCCCGCAATCCTCGGGGCCGAGCGGTTACGAGCACGACGACAATAACACCAACCAGGGCACGCCTACCGGGACGGGCGGCGCGCCGCAGATAACGCCGGCATCATCGACCGGCGCCGGCGGCCTACAGGGCGGGCGCAGCTCGTTCGCCGATCGGTTTCCGCAGCCGGGCGCGCCACCGCCAGGCGCGCGACCGGTGCAGACGGTGCAGGCCGAGACGCCAGGCGTGCGGCCAACGCCGGTCGGCACAGAAGCGGAAGCGCGAGAGGCTTTCGAAAAGGCAAGAAACTTGCGGGCGATCGCTGCGCGGATTGGCGGCATCAACAAGGGCGCCGCAGAACAGGCCGGCAAAGAAGCCGACTATCAATTCGAGCGCGGCAAGCAAATCATGGAAAGCCTCGGCAAATTCAACGAGCCGGGCCGAACAACAAGGGACGTTGAAAGCGGGGCAACGCAACAGGAAGCCTACATCAAGAACGATGTCGAGCGCTTCGGCAAACAATACGACAAATACCAAACGCAGGCCGACGAGGCAGACAAACTCGTCGACACGCTCAAGCTGTCAAAGAGCTTGTTGGATAATCCCGGCTTCTATTCCGGCTCGGGATCCGAATATGTCCTCGGGGCGCAGCGCCTCGCCGTCGCGCTGGGGCTCAAGCCGGAAAACTACGCAATGGCCAACGAAGTATTCGGCAAAACCGTATCGTCGGCGATCCTTGATCAGATTCGTTCGCTCGGCGGGCAGGGCCTCGGGCAAGTCCGCGTTGCCGAAATCAACGTGATGAAACAGGCCGCGCAAAACCACGACAACACGCCGGCATCTAACCGCTTGTTGACAGAGCTTCAAACGCGCATGGCCGAGACGTGGACAAAGCCCGTCGCCGAAAAAGCCACACAATGGAATAACGGCCATCTCGATGCAGGCTTCGACCGCTGGAAGCGCGATTACATCAACAGTCATCCACTATTGACAAAGGACGAATTGGCCGATCCGCGACGCATCGCGCCGCCGTTGGTGCGGACGCCGGCGGACCTGAAAAAGATCGGCTGGAAAGACGGTGATCCGTTTCGCACGCCGCCGTCGGCCGATTATCCCAACGGGCGCATTCTCACACACTTGGGGCAGTAGATGGCCGACGATCCTTTCGCGGGCTACGTGGACAGCGGGCCTGCGGCGGCGCCGGCGGCGCCACAAAAAGGATCAGACCTGTTCGCGGGCTTTACCGATCTTGGCCCGAATTCCCCGCCGCGGGCGAGCGTTTCGGCGACGCGGTCGGCGCTTGCCGGAATGCTCGACACTGCGAGCGCCGGCTTTTGGGATGAATTCTATGGGGCTTCCGAGGCCTCGGGACTTCCGGGATGGCTTGGCGGCCTGCGGGCGCCGATCGGCGCGGCGCGCCTCGGCATCGAGAAGCTGCGGGGCGATAAGAGTTTGACGAACCTCGTCACCGGCGACACCCGTGGCCCGGTTGAGCGCAAGTATGACGAAGCGCGGGATCTTGTTCGCAAGATTCGGTCACAGGCCGAGGAAGACAACCCGCGGTCCTTCATGGCGGGCCAGGTCGGCGGCGCCCTGGCGACGCCAGGGCTGGCAGCGACCAAAGGCGCGACAGTCGGAGCTCGGGCGCTGCGAGCTGCAACGGCCGGCGCGGTGCAGGGCGGCCTATACGGCGTCGGCAGCGGCGAAACCCCGGCCGAGCGCGCCAGCGCAAGCGTGCGCTCGCCGCCGACGTCGC